ACGTGTTGACAACTCTTCTTCTAGTGTCTGTATGTTACCGCCTCTGTAGTGCCACATACTCAGGTTATCATAACGTGGCTCAAGGATAGAAGCAATGCGTTCTTGTTTGTTACCTTGGTTCTTGTTAGGTCTGTACTCATCAATACTAACGGCTAGGCCGTGTTGCTTAATGAGTTCTTTTAGTTGCTTAACGATAGCCATCTGAGCAACGGTAACTTCTGCTCTTAGTTTTCTAAAGGACCACTTACCTGATAGTTGCATAATGTGCTCAAAGTATTCAGCTATTCTATCAGTCTTAAATCTGTCAATATCTACAACATAAACATTATTGTCAGCATCTATTCCTATGACAACAATGGCTGTGTAGTCAGCTTTCTTAGATAAACTAAATGCAAAGTCAACAGCTGCGAATACGTTAAGCTTGTTGTCTTTGTAGAACCAATGTCCGTTGTCTTGTCTTAAATGCTTGCGTTCGTAGTATTGAAATTTGTCCCTACCTACAGGGATGTTGTCAGGATCTGAAGGGTCATTGTAGTACTGCGCCCTGAACTGTCCCTTGTCTAGGTACTGTCCTCGTTTCTTAGCTAAGATCTTTATATCGAACCCAAACCACTTACCGTCTTTACGTTGTTGACGAGGCCACAAGAACTCCCCTGTGCCATCGCCCTGATCCTCTACTGGTTTCTCGAAGATCTCATATATGTTTTCCTCACCTATCTTCTCACCGTTGTCATCGTACTGGTCTTCCATCATTTGAAGAAGATCGTTGTACAAGTCAGCAGGATGATACCTAGTACCTACGACCCACTCTTTAGCTTCAGCACCTTCAATAGACGAGAGAAGAGAGTATTGACTTTTGACTTTATTGCGTCCTTCACCCGTGTAAGCATTCTCGTACACCACGACATCATCCAAGACAGCAATGTCACAATGCATTCCTGTGAGTGACGTAGTAAGCCCACCAGTGAAGATCGAAGGGTCTCTAACATTTTCTTTCTTCCTTAATGGATGGTCTAACATAATTTCTGAGTTAGTCCATCTAGTACGTTTGCCTTCATCAGGGTTGACATGATCAGGCCAGTATCTCCTGTGCGTATCTGACGTAAGGATGCCCTTAATAAACCCTAATTGTTTTTCTGCAAGGTTAGCTGTAGCTGAGATATAAAGTATTCTCAGGGTAGGATCTTTGGTTAGTTCCCATGCAACCCTGTAAGCTATTAACCTTGACTTACCGTGGTCACGAGGGAAGAGTAATAGTTGGTGAGACTTATGATCTTCTCGTGTCCACCAGTTACAGACATCTTCATGACACTGCCCTAGGACTTGCTCAGGTGACACCAACCTAATAAAAGTTACTAAGTCTTGTTCAGCTGCATCCCTGATTTGTTCTAATGTAGCCATTATATCACAGTTCTAAACATATGTCAAGATTAATTACTAGCCATCTTTTCAACTGATTCTCTAATGGCTTTGATGTTCTCATCCATACGACCAAGAGTTACAGCTTGACTTTGAACGATAGTTTCCAGAGATTCTAAACGAGTTTCATTACGAATAATATCTCTTGAGTTAGTATCTACGGCACTATCTAAACTTGAGATATACCATACAAGAGCTACGGTTTGAGCTATTATAGCCAGTACCAGAGTTACAGGTACTGACTTACTAAGGTGCCAACTATCTTCCATGATACTCTCTAAGCTACGAAGACAGTCTTAGATGTGAAATCCCGATTGTCAGATATACGGATGACAACATCACCTGATACATAACTTGAGACAGTTGCTCGATAATAGACTTCCTCTGCATCAAACCCTACACCTTCGTAGTTAGATGTAAAGGTATCAGCATCGAACCATGTGCTGTTGTCCCAGCTACGTTGTACTGTAACTGTAGCAGACCATGTACCAGAGATAGAAAGGTTGAAGTGACCAACTACCTGCAGAGAAGCTGTACTTGCGTTAGAGCTAATTGTTTCTGTTACAGCAACCATGATTACTCTCCCTCTGCCAAGTGTGCAGCATAAGCAGCTTTGACAGCTGTAGTGAATACAGCAGCAGCAATGTCTGCAACATCAGCATCCTCTGCTGAGAGATCAGCATCAGGCATTACCACATGACGGTGGAATGTACGGCTGATTTCTTCACCATCCTCACTGATGATAGTCGCAGTGCGTACTTGCACCGATGACCATGTACCGTGATTGATAACTTCGATCTTGTCGTTTACTGTTGTTTTAGTCAGTGCCATGTTTACCTCCTTGGCTGGACTGTCCACGCACTAGGCGCATTAACCATCTTTTCTTGGATCGGTTGACAAATAAGTGCCGCCATCCCATCCAGTTACAGTTTCAGCATCACTTTCTGTAACACCTTCTGAGATTGGATTTGTTTGAACTGTTTCACCAAGCTCATTGACTTGTTCGCCATAATCCCAATCACCAATGTGAACGCAATTACCATCACCATCCAAAAATACTTTTGTCATTTTGCTGCCCATCCTGTGTTACCAGTTCCACTTTCTTTTACATAAAGAACCGTGCCAGAACCGCCATCAGTTCTCATAAACAATGAACCAACAGGTGCTGTAACAACGCCTTCTGGAGAACCAGTTCCTCCAAGAATTTGGAAGTCTAAAAGATTTAAATTCAGCCCAGTTCGTGTGGCAGATAAAACTGCATCAGGAGCAGCAGTTCCATCACTTGATATTGAAACAGAGAAGCTATCCTTAGCTTGAGTTACGATTGAACCATGCGTATCACTTGGAGCCTTCATGTACATATTCGTTGTACCATTGCCCCGATAACGTAACCGTCCGACTTCATTTAAACCGTTGCCATATATTACCTGATCTGAATATTTTGCTGAGTTATTTGTTGCTTGCTGCATATTGATGCGACCAAAATAATTAGCATCTGCACCATCAGTAGTGACCGTATCGCCAACCATTATGCGACAAGTTTCGACACTGTCATTTTCAGATTTATTATCTCGGCTATCAAAAACTTCTACGTTTTCGCAGTTCGTTCCAATTCTAAAATCTCTTGGAGAAGCATTGATGTTTTCTTCTGCATAGACAAATAGCTTAGATTTACGCAGCTTGCCAATATACAAGCCAGCATTTGTAGTGGCATCATGGCAGTTACTTTCTGTGTAGATGTAACCTTCATGGGCACGACCCAGCCAAGTATCGTCAAACTTTACGCCACTTTGTCTATTTTGAATTGCATAAAAATTGTATTTCCAGACAGCACAATCATCTTGAGTGCTATCTAAGAATATACCATGTACACCATTATACTCGGCTCGCAAACTCTCAAGCACACAACGGTTCATGTTTCCAATATTGCTCTCTAAATGGAAGCCATTGCCCTGATGAAACTTAGAGTAAAATGCACCCTTAACAATCAGGCGGTTTCCTCTGACATAAACACCAGCAGCACTTGGTGAGGGTGAAGCACTGCTTGTATCTGCCGCATAACTTGTGCCAGCCGCAGTAATTTCCAAATCACCCTCAATGTAATTAAAATTACTACCGCCCGTGATTGTCATACCAACGCCATCAAAGTCTTTTTTGATTACGGCATTTTCACATAGCACCCATTTGTTGCCGTTTATTGCATCTATGGTTGATGTTATTCGATATGTGCCTTCTGGAATGAAAGTTGTCGCATTATCTGTAATGGCAGTGTTAATGGCAGTTGTGCTATCAGCAACTCCTGTTGGATCAGCCCCATAATCTATGATACTGGCGACTGCGCCAGAGAACATTCTATTTGTTGCTTTAGTTAAAGCCATTATGCTTCCCCTTTATGCGGCAAAGTAGCAACCAGTAATTCTGATTGTGTTAGAGTTTGCACCAGTTGCAAAATCAGAAACATCCAGATTTGCATTGTCTACATTGTAAGCTGTCTTGTATTGCAAAATGAGGTAATTTTTATTTGGGGCCATAAGAGCCACAGTAGGATAATCCCCACCCCAAGCTGATGCTGTTCCTATTGGGAACGAATGATACCCATCACTGTTTGCATCACTTGCTGCACTTGTATA